GGTCAAAACAACAAAGTTCTTACCAATATCAAACTGAAATCTTTCTCCTCTATAATATTGTCGAGCTTTAGGTTCTGGTTTTGCTGTAGGTTTTGCTGTAGATTTTTTGGCTGCAGTTGTGGAAGCTTGATTTTCTATAATCATTTCACTCGAAGTATCTTTTGCAGGAACAGCTGCAGCAGCTTCAGCTGCAGCTTCAGCTGGTAATGGTGTAGCTGTAGCGTTAGCAACGGGCACAGGTTTTGCAGCAGCGGCCGTACCTACAACAGCTGCGGCCGTTGTTGGTGCAGTTGCAACATTAGATTTTGCCGATGCTGCAGCTGCAGGTTTTATTCGAATGTATCGGCCTTTTTCTCTTTCTATATCTGCTTGAGAAACCAATTTTTGAGTTTTAGCTTGCATGTCAAATACAGGCACCAAATCAGGCAATTTACTTGCATTATCTTTTTCTTTGGCCATGGCCGCTGCAGCTGCACCATTTTTTCCAATTGAATTAGGTCCCCAATCAAGGTCGTTTTTCTTTTGGCCAGAATTTCCGGAAAATGTGTATGTAGACGCGGGCGCGCCAGCTGGCACATATGACCATCGAGTGCCGTCAGGAGTACTAAATCCAGGTCCCACCATGGTTTTGGGTGCCGAAGACTGGGTTGCTGGTACTGCTGGTGCTTGTTCTGCTGGTGCTTGTTCTGCTGGTGCTTGTTCTGCTGGTGTTGTTGATTCTACACTTTTAGATAGACGATTGTGTTGGCCAATTATTTCTTCTTGCGCGGCCGCTGGCTGTGAATTTGATTCGTTTGACGCTGTTGATGTTTTATTACCTCCTAAAGGAACTGGAGGTGATTGTAAATTTTCTGAATATTGGCCTCTTTTTGTAGATATTTGTGCAGCTGCAGCTGCTGATGCTGGTGGTGAACTTGTTTTCATTGATGCCATACCAACTGCACCAATGGCGCCAGCCGCAGCTGCACCTAAACCTAACATAGCTATCAATTCTCCGGCACCACTAGAAGCAACTTCTTCATCACTTTTACCAGTTTTCTCAGTTTTACCTCCACTACTGTGACCTAAAGCTTCCATTATCTCATCATGTCTTCTCTTTTCATTATCCACTTTACTCTCACGAAAATTGTTTTTTAACTCTTTGGTTAATTTCTTTTCTTCTATATCATTTCTTAAAATGGAGTAAATTTTAGCACCTACAGTACCTGCACCGTCACCTTTACGCAGTTTAGGTCTTTTAGAAGAACCAACTTTAGTATATAATTCTGTGTTGACTTTTGAATTTATTGTTTGTGATGTGTTTGATTTGGGTCCTAAAAACATATTCTTCATTTTCTGAGGAATAAATTTTTTGGCTATTTTCTTGAATCTATTACCCAATCCACCTGTTTTCGTTTCTTTATTATCTTCAGGTTCTTCTGCTGTGTCTTGTTCATCTCCTGAATCTTCAGGATCTTCTTCCTCTTGTTTCTGTTCTTCAGGTGGTTGTTCTGCCTTTCTTACATATCGACCAGTCTCAGGATCACGGGAACGACCTTGTTCAGCAAGAATTTTTTGAATTAACGGAACCAATATATGTTCTTTATATCCAGGTTGCTTAGATAATTCTAATTGCCTTTTCTTTAACTCACTCTTAGATAATTTTTTACCAAGTTCGACCAATTTGTCTATTTGTTTTTTAGACAAGTTTCCAACACTCAACAATTCGTTGATTTTATTTTCATTAAACATTTGCTCAAATTCACCGGACTTGAGCATACTGTCGAAAACTTTTTGTTCCATTTTTATCTCTTAGTTGCGTTTTGTTGTTTTATCTTTTCATTTTCTTCTTGAATATGTTGTGTAAGCAAACTAATATAAACATCCCTTTCCCAAGGTAACATGGTTTCTAATTCAGTCAGGCTATATTTGTGATGCTGCATCAATGCGAAATTAGTTGTATAGTAATTTCTCAAAGTATCATGCCGCATCACTACTCGAAAAAATTTTCAAGGCCCTCCACCTCAATAGTATGATGAAAACCACACTTCTTACAATCCATTTCAATTCGCTTATTCAATACAGGAAGATTATCAAAGAAATCTTCGATTCTGGAGAATTGTTCTTGATTCAAAGATTCAATAAATTCAATCAATTCTTCTTTTGTTGTTTCGTTTGCATAATAGAATTGTTCACCATCAAAAATATGTTCAACACTATTCACAATCATTTCAAAAGCTATATCTGTAGAACTTTTTGAATCTTTCACAGAATCAAGTGCAGAAAACTTTGGATAACCCAATTTAATCATAATCTTATCTGTAAGTTGAACCTCAGAATTGTTTTCTTGTGATTCAGTAATCTTAATGTCTAATAGGTTTATATTAACTTCCATTAGATTACCACAAGATTTATCTTCTACTTTGTTTTCACATCGATATTTGTTTTGTACAACTTCACCAACGGATCTTGCTCGCAGTTGAATAAAGTAGTATTCAATATCGATGATAGGTAGATTATCAATATCAATATTCTCTGTCAAGGTACAATTATGAAGAACTTGCTTGATGTTCTTTTCAATTGTTTCTCTTTCATCTGCCTCCATAGCCATCATTAGATTTCTTTGTTCTTTCACTAAGAAAGGACGGAAGCGTACTAATTTCTTGCTGAGTGGTAAAGTCAATTCAAAGATTGGTGAATCTATTTTTGGTAAAGCCATAGTCTATTTCCTTTTCATTAAGTAATTATATAAGTTAAGCTATCCAACGAGTATAGGCAAAAGTTACATTTAATTTGTGATAACCATCACTTGACCAATCCAAATCTAGTTGATTGACAGAAATTGGAAAAGCATCGAGTAATGTACAAGCAAAAATCTCATCACCTGAACTATTGTACTGCTTGATTGTTATTTGCCCAACATAATCTTGTTTGTAAATAAAATCGTAAGAAGTTGTTGGATTAATATAATTCATCCATGCATCGAAGAATCTTTTTTCTCGTAATCCTCTATTTTCTTTGCCGGATTCCGTAACAATAATAGTCATATCAATATCGTTATATGTTGTATGATATGCATGTTTTTCTGTTGGATTTGATCCAAATTTTTGTTCTGTCGTAGCAAATGTTCTTCCTGGTATATTTGTGGATTCACATTTAAAATTAAAATCTGTTGCAACAGATTTTAAATCTTCGAGACCTTTACTGTCCAAAAATCCAGATTTTCCTCCAGCTGGGCCAAGAAATTTTCCAGGCGGAAAAATAGTAACATCAAAAAGTTTAGGCCTTGCAACTTCTCCAATTTTAGCTGTAAACTGATTTATTGTACCCATTTTATTCTTCTTCCTGGTTAAAGTGTGCCATATGGTCTTTATAATGTTGCATAGAATCTTTCCATACTGTGGAAGTTCTAGCACCTTTAAATTGCTGTAGAGGTAACATTGATGCAACATCCCATTCATTTGGTTGAATCATTAGTAATTTTGACCTAAGGCGACCAAATAAGTATCTTTTCAACATTGGTCTGAACTCTGCGTATCTCTTGGCTGAGTTCAGGATCTCATAGGATATACGCATACGCTTAATATCATCTTCTGCTGTCAACTGAGCAAATCTCATCAGTTTAGACAGAAATGCCATCCTGTACTTTATTGGTAGATAATGCAAATTCAATCCTAGAAAACCATCATTGTACTTTTCTAACACCAAAACTACTGGAAATTTATCCCAATATGGTAAATCATCTTTTGTTTTTGGATCATACAAAAAACAATACATCATTCCTATCTTAAACTGATTAGCTTTTCTAAAAGTCTCACCTCTAATGGCCGCAGATATTTTATCTGGTCTTTTGATTTCAACAATCTTTTCTTTCAACCAAGCAATAGAATCCCTCGACATGGTCTTGTGACCCGCCTGTTTCTTTTCTTCCGCCAATGTTGTTAATTTAGATTCCATGTATTATTTAGTTAGAGGCCTAAATGGTCTTCTGTTATTACCATGAATTCCCAACCTCGGTCCAATGCATATTCTGTTGCAGCTTTCCATTTGGCCTGATTGATACCCCATGTGGTAACTTCTTGGATATATTGCCTTGTCACTTTTTTCTTTTTTTCAGGTTCAACCGACTGCTTTTTCGGTTTAACTTCAATGATAATTGTCTTCAGTTTGTTATCTTTTGTCTTAGATTTAACTATGAAATCTGGAAAATACCTATGTTTTCTGCCATCCACCGGTGATATATAGGGGATAATAAGTTCTTCTGACGCCCATGAAACGATATTTGGGTTTGAATCTAGCCAATACATCACCTTACACTCCCAGGAAGAGCGATAAATAATATTAGTGTAATCACCCACATATTTCTGTGGATATTTGGGAATAAATTTGCCTGAGTATGCCATAAATAGTATGTATAATCTTTTTAGGAAAAATAAATGGCGGCTATTGAAGTATTGACCGTTGAACAAGCTACTGCTCTCAAGTCAAAAGGTCTATCAACAGGATCAATTGGTCCATTGGCTGTGTTGGATACAGACCCCAATGCTTCTGAAACTGTTCAATATCCACTTAAACTTAGAAGTGTCAATTATCCCCATTATGTTGCATTTACT